AGATCGTTGACGTGGAAATGATTTCCCCGTCGTATCTCTTCACCGCCGCCTGTATGCACTTCGCGCTGAATCCGTTGCTTCCCATGATCTCGATTCTCATTTCCATCATCGCGTCAACTTTCATGATTGATCCTTTCTGCGTACTTCCCGGCGATGTTGTATATGTCCACGCGGTTGCCGCAGTGCGGGCAGAAGGTGATGCTTGTCACATCCTGTATGTGGGCGGCTAAGTTTCTGCTGGTGGCAGCGTCGTTGGCGTCGCGTGTCGCCTTGTCGTGCGCCGCCTGCGCCATTTTTCTAAGTCGGACGAATTTCAACCTTTGGAGACTCCGCTGGGACTGGTGGGACGGATGCGCGTGGTAGTGTGCCTTGATAGCAACGGGGCCACCTCTGAATCGACATCCCGGACACTTGATGAGTTTCCTCTTAGCCACTTTTTTCCTTTCGGTTGGAGGAGGGTGAAGAAGACGAGGTTCCATCCAAGAGGGCATTGGACTTGCGAAGTCCGCAAGACTTGCAGACCATGGGATGGGCTAGTTGAAAATGAGGAAAACGACCCCAGGACTTGTGCAAGCCGCAGACGGCGCACTTCAGGAATATCCTGGCGTCATCTTTGTAATTGAGTTCCCGCCGCATCAGCCGTATAGTGTACCAGACACATAGGAACCGACAAGGTCCACGGATGGACACTACCGCCGTAGCTAACCAGATGTTCACGGACAACCCCGTAACCTATGACGGGGTGGCCTTTGACGCCGTCTGGATGCAGGAGAACTACTGGCGGCTCAGTCCGGCCCTGACCGCCCAGCATCTCACCAATTTCGAGTTCCAGATACCGGACCATGTCGATCTCATGTCCCAGGCGCTCCAGGACGCCTGCAATTACCCGAATCGGAGGCTGATGATCACCATGCCACCCAGGCATGGGAAATCTCACCTCGTGAGCCACTGGTTCCCTGTCTGGTTTTTCCAGACATTCCCCGACAAGCGGATCATTCTTGCTTCTTACGAGGCAGATACAGCTTCTATGTGGGGGCGTAAGGTGCGAGACGCTCTGGTGCTTCACACCCATGAGACGGCTGTTGAGGTCCGATCCGACACCAAGGCGGCTCAGAGGTGGGAGACGACGGCGGGTGGGTCCATGATGACGGCTGGCGTCGGGGGTCCTATCGCCGGTCGTGGGTGCGACATGGGGATCATAGATGACCCCATCAAGAACCAGGAGGAGGCGGATTCTCAGACTATCCGTGACAAAATCTGGGACTGGTACAGGTCCGTCATGTACACAAGGCTGGAGCCGAAGGCGAGCATGGTGGTGGTCAGCACGCGGTGGCACGAGGACGATCTCATAGGGAGGCTCCTGGCGGAGGAAAATGCCGGTGGAGAGAAATGGACGCATCTGAATCTGCCAGCCGTTGCCGAGGAGGACGACTTGCTCAAGAGATCTGTTGGGGAGGCTCTCTGGCCGGAGCGCTACAGCGATGAGGATCTGGCTCGCATCAAGAGAGTGGAAGGCACAAGGTCGTGGAACGCCCTGTACCAGCAGAGGCCGGTGCCTGCGGGAGGAGGCATGTTCAACAGGTCCTGGTTCAGGTACTACGAGGACTTTGAGGACTACTACATCTTGAAGCGGGGGGACCAGGCTGACCGCAGAATTCAAAAAGATCACTGCTGGCGCTTCATGACGTGCGATCTCGCCTTCACGGACAAGAGCCAGTCGGATTACACGGTGATCCAGGTCTGGGACGTGGATAAGGATCAGAACGACATGATCCTGGTAGAGCAGTTCCGGGATCAGTTGCAGGCCCCGGACGTGGAGAAGCAAATGAGGATCATGGAGGAACTGTGGTGCCCCCTGTTCATCGGGATAGAGGACCGGACCACGGGTACGGCGGCTATCCAGCGATTCAAACGGGACGGAATCACGATCAAGAGCATGAAGGCCGACCGCCAGAAGATCACCCGTGCCCTGATCGGCTCGATCTGGATTGAAAACGGCAAGATTTTCTTCCCCAAGAGGATCACGTGGCTCAACGACCTGGAGGCCGAACTGGTCGGATTCCCCCATGGGGCGCACGATGACCAGGTGGATGCCCTCGCCTACGCTGCCGGGTTCTCCAACAACAGGAATCTATGGCAGGAGCCTCCGTTACCCGGCTTGCCTAGAGGTTCGTTTGGGGCTATCCTTGGGATGGACAAGATCTTCGGGCCTCAGCAGGAACCGCCGCTCTGGTCCACGGATCGTATATGACAACGAGTAAAAGGAGTTACTCATCATGGCTTCACGGAAGAAGTCCTCGTCTCAAGATGTCCCTGACGTTATTCACGAGTCCGAGGCTGATGTTCAGCCCAGCAGAACCTCGGTTCATGCTGGCATGACCGTTCCGGTTGGGACCCAACCTCCGGATGGATGGCAGTTGATCACGATGGACAATGGGACAGTCCAGTTGTGGCCGGTTACGCCCAAGATGTTTGGGAAGATCCCCTTCGACCCCGAGATTCGCCGCAAGACGATGAAGCGGATTTTCAGCGAATATGAGAAGACTCTTCCCACGCCCGATGACCCTGATAGGGGACCCGGACTGCTCCTGGTCAACCCGGAGTGGCGGGCGCTATTCCCGCATGTGCAGGAGTGGGGCGACACGTCCACACGTATCATGGTGACGGAGGATCGCAGGCGGGTTCCTGGAGACGGCCCGAACTTCAAGTTCATCCCGAAGAACAATGTGCCAGAAGTGATGGCCAATCTCAACAGACAGGCAGCCCTGAAGACGATCACCGAGTCGCCTCAGGAGGCCACCATAGATGTCGCTTAACGTAGACGCCGACAGCCTTCGACAAGAGATTCTCGTTGCAACGGATTTTCGCGAGAAGTTCCTGGCGAGACTGGATGACCTGATTCGACGCTCATATGGCAGGTACTATCGGTCTGATCGTCCTCCGGGAAGCCCCATGACCGAGAATCATGGCTACGAGTTCCAGTCGGTGATGCTTCCTACTATCGTCTACGACAACCCCCGCTGCAAGATCAAGGTCGCCAAGCCGGACACGGCGGATATGAACGGAGAGGGGACCATCGGGCAGATGGCCAAGGGTCTGGAATTGTTCCTGAACCGGTGGTCGGAAGATTCCAATGTCGCCCAGCCTCTGAGCGACATGGCGGTGGACTTCATGTATTGCCACATGGTGGCACTGGTGACCATCGGCAACCAGCCCGGTTACCAGGGGGTAGAGATGACCCCGCAGCAACCGTACATCATCAGAATCGCCCCCCAGCATTTCATCCTTGATCCCACCGCTATGACCTGGAATCCAATGCAGTCCAATGGCCCTCGGTACATGGGGCACATGTGGATCGCGGACCAGGAAGATCTGGTGGATGATCCTAATTACAACTCCACCGCGATCAAGAAGTTGTCGGTGGACACGGATGTAGAGGTCTATTATGAGGAGCGGAAGCACCTGTCGGTTCCGCTCAGGAACGAGATAGTGGCCTGGGACATATGGGTCCCGGAGATGAATGAACTGAGCGATGAACCCGGCTACAACGGAACCATATACACCGTGGCCGTGGCGAACACGCCAGACGGGACCAGCAAGAAAGCCTACATGATCCGGGAGCCGCGACCCGCCTATGCGCCTCCTTGGGGGCCTTACGTGATGCACGGGGCCATGAAGGTCATGAACTCCCCATACCCGCTCTCGCCCTTGGTAGCCATTGCCGAGCAGTGGGAGGAATTGAACGCTCACACCACGGCAGCCGCTGAGAATGCCGCAGCTTTCAAGAAGTTCGCCTACGGTGAGAAGGCCAACGCGGTAGATGTGGAGACCATAAAGCACGTCCGTAACGGGGAAGTGGTACTTCTGGACGACACGGACAAGATCGGTCAGATGGAGATCGGCGGCACGTCGGAGGCCGAGTACCGTTTTGTAGAGTTCTCACGCGAGAGGCTCAACCGGGCCTCGGGTCTCTCGGATGCCTATCGCGGGCAGACCAGTGGCGTTACAGCTACCGAGGCCAGCATTGCGGACAGCGGGGTCAAAACCAGACTCAGCGGACTCAAGAGGCAGTTCAGGACGGCTGTGGGTCTGATCTTCAAAACTGCGTCGTGGTACGCCTTTTACGGAGAGGATTTTGCCGCCAATCTGGGCGAGGAGGGCGAGCGTTTCGGGATCAGTGAGTACCATGGGGGTATCGAAGGTGGCCGCGAGAACTTCAACTTCTTCGACCTGAGCCTCTCCATAGACCCGCTTTCCATGGAACACACGGATCAGGCAATGTTCCAGCGACGGGTCCAATTGGCTTTTGAGACTGTCACCAGCCTCGCCCAGGTCATGCCCCAGACTCCGTGGATCAAGTGGCGTGAGCCGGTCAGGACCCTTTTCGAGTCCCTGAACGTGGGTGATGCGGACGAGTGGATCGACTTCCAGGCCCTGGCTGAAGCCCAGAGCAACGCCATGATGAGTCAGGCCAACCCGGCTGCTGCCCAGCAGCAAATGGAAGCTCAGGCGGCTAGAGTCGTGTCCGCTTCAGTTCCACGCTTGCCAGGAGACAAGAAGAACATACCATCCTCCATGGCCGGTCGCGCTCATATTGCCCTTGCCAGAGAGTCTGGCGGCATGAACGCAGACGCATTCGGGACGTGATAGCGATGATTTACGAATTCATGGCAGATGACGGAGACGTGATCGAGGTCGAACGGCCCATGAGACACGCTCCGGAGATGGGCACGCCCGTGACGCGGGACGGGAAGGTGTATCGCCGGATCATGTCCAGGAACATCGCGGATGGCAGCGCCTACGACCTGTCGGCCTATCCGAAGATAAGTTCGACCCTTCCCCAGTTCGGCGGGAAAGATCCAGGCAAAGCTACGGACGTGGACTGGGTTAGGGAAGAGGGTCGCCACTACGGCAAGGTTATCATACATAACCAGCAACAGGAGAGGGATTTATGTAAGAAGTTTGGATTCACCAGGGACTACAATGCGGATGATCGGTAGTGGAGATTTCGTGATCGAGAAGCCTCGCCTGCGTCGGCCATTGGCCATGCCTACGCAACGGATTGCCAAGGCAGACCGGCGTGGGCGAGGACTCTCGAAATCCGACAGGATGATTGAAAGAGAACTGGACGAAGAACTTGACATGAAGATACGAAGAGAGTAATAATTTGACAACACCTTTCCAGGGATGAGCCAAGGACGGCTTTAACCCCGGCACGGCAAGGAGGCCGACAATATGCCCGATACCACTGTAAAAGAGCAGACTGTAACAGACGATACGACGACGGATACGGACACTCCGCCCGCTGATTCTGCCGCCGAGGCAGATAAAGAGGAGCGTGCCGCTTTTTCCGATCTCTACCGTCGAACGGTACTTGCTCAGGAATCGGACACTGAGTCGGAGCCGGAGAAAAAGGGGTCAGGGAGGAAAGCAGGGAAGAAGGCGTATGAAGATTCGGACTCCACGGAGACGGCCGAACCCGAGGCGTCGGACGGTACGTCTGAAGAGCAACCCGAAGGTTTCGATCAGGCAATTTCTGCCGTCACCAGAGACGGACTGCCCGAAGAGCGAATCCAGGAATGGTACAAGGACAAACCGGAAGAGTTTGTTTCACATGGCCTGAAGCGGGCTAAGGCTCAAGCAGACCAGGATCGCTACGGCAACGAATATCGGGACTGGCTCAAGAGCCAGGACGATGATGGGCAGTATGACGAAATCAGTAGCGAGCCATCGGACGAGGCGTCCGAGGAAGTCGATATATCATCCATACAGCAGATTATCGACGAGGCTCTTGCTCCACTGGAGAGCGAAGAGAACGAGGATCTTTTAGGTGAAGCGAAGGACCCGATCTCCAACGCATTGTCGGGTCTGGCCAAGCGTCTCACCACGGATCTTGACTCTAGGCTCGCGTCGGAACTCCAGGTGCTTAATAAAAAGATTGCCGAACTCCAGGGCCATCGAGTAACCGACAAACTCGACATGGCCAGGGAACGGTTGGTCGTAGACTACCCGCAGTTGGAGGACGAGAAAGTTCAAGAGGAAGTTTTGTTGCGGTACGACACCATCGTTGAGTCTCCAGGCAACGCCTTCAATACCGTGGGCGGGGCTTACAGGGAGGCTGTTAAGTGGACGCTTGCCGACTCGAAACTTGGTGATCTAAAATCTTCTATGTTAAAACGAGCCCATTCCAGACGGAATGGGCAGCCTCGGGCGACTGCAGCCGGGTCGCGTGACCGGAACCTTACCTCTGAAGAGCAGGAACGCCTGGACTTCAGTGAGATGTACCGCAACGTGTTCGGCCAGACCGCTTAGGCATAAAGGAGTTATCTCATGGCTGGTCAGGCTCTCAGTCTTTTCACTGACTTTTTCACACACGAAACCGGTCCCGCGTATATCACGGGTCCGGACGACGTAATCAACGACGCACAGTTGCGTAACTTCGCGTCTCTCTCCGCGTTCTTTTCCGCCAAGAAAGAAGTTCAAGGCGGCTCGCAGATCAAGGACGTGATTCTCCTGGATGACCCGTTGACCGCCGACTCTTACCTCCCCGGTGAGAAGGCCAGCGTGTCGAACATCCAGGGGGCGACGACTCTCACCGCTAACTGGCGGTTCGTGCGCGTACCCGTGACCTGGAACGAGCAGGAAGTTCTGCTCAATGAAGGGAGTGGCGAGAACGCGATGTTCCAGCAATTCAAGAAGGTCAAGATGTTCAAGTACACACAGGCGTACACATCTCTCTTCAACAAGCTGGAGCGGTTCATGACCGTGTCGCCCAATAACGCCAACATGGAGGCTGCGACGGGTTCGGACCCGTACTCCCTTTTCGCGTTCGTCACCAGTGACGGTCTGGCACCTTCAGGATTCACGAACGTGCTGGGAATCAATCCCTCCTCCAAGTCTGCGTGGCAGAATCAGAACGCCACCTACACCGCCTCGACTCCATTTGATACCGACAACGGGATCATTGCCGGGTTCGACACCATCAGCCAGTTGGTCGTGTTTTCGAGACCGCCGTCGCATCAGGAATACTTCGACGACGACAACTTCCGCCGGATGGTCATCTTCACGAACCGCGAAGGCCGACGTGATTACATGAAGGCGATTCGTGCGAACAACGACATCACCAGGGCAGGCCCCCAGGACCCCTCTTACGGGAATCCCGTGTTCCTGAACATCCCCGTCGTGAACAACGAGGGAATGGATGATGCCAGTTCGTTTACTGCGGGAAGTCCTGATTACGTCTTCCTGAACATGAGCCACATCAAGCTGATTTTCCACCGGCAGAAGTTCCTGCAGATGGGAGAGCCACAGGTGTTCCCGGATCAGCCGGACACGATAGTGGTGTGGTGTGACAGTTACCTGAATCTGGTTTGCGTCTCGCGCAAACGTCAAGGATACCTCTCAGCGGCGTAGTGATTAAATCCAGGCCGGGCGGCTAACCCGCCTCCCGGTCTTTTTAACGCGGGCATGGATGTCCGCAACAACCTGAGTGTTGCAGTCTGGCTGGCCGGGGACCGCTCCGAAGCAGTCAGGGGTAACATAAGGA